TTTCAAGCAAGGTGTTTTTCTCATACTCAAATTCGCCGTTTGTAATTTTCTCAGACAAAAGCTTTGTCGGTGGGTGAAGTGTATCGCTGTGTTGCCTTATTTCTACTGTGTTATATTTTCTGTTCCATTTTTGAGCCGAACTTATGGCGTTGTATCTATCAAAGCCAATTGCCTTAATTTTGACGTTGTATCTTTCTTCAACATTAAAAACAAAATCTTCAACAATTCCATAATCAATGGTTTTATTTCCGCAAGCTATGCACTTTAGAGTTTTTATAAATCTTTTGTAATCAAGCCTTTCAAATTTACTCTTTTCTTCAATTCTTCCTTCCGGCACAAAACAAATCACATCGGCAAGTATTTTTCCGTCTTCTTCACTTGCAATTGCAATCGCTGTGTTATCGTTGCTCATTGATAAATCAACGCCGATATATACTTCACGGCCACTCCAATCAATTTTATTTACTCGACAAGCTTGCAAATCTTTAATATCAATAAAGCTTTCGGTTCCTGAACCTTGATAAATTATGTTGCAATGCTTTGTCAAGAAGTTTTCTCGTGCGGATTCCACCGAAATCGCTCTTGCTCTTTTCTTAATCAAATCTTCCCAAATTTCAGAAATTTCAAGAGCTACGGGGTTTGCGTGCTTTAAAATCATGTCATCGTTTGTCCAGTTTTCAGTATCATCGGGCTCATACAAAAGCGAAAAGACGGTTTCATCTTTTTGAACTCCGTCTAAAACTCTCTTGGCGTAATTCACTTCATCTTCAAAAGGATTGTTCGCTGTCGGATATTTCGTTGAAACAATACAGCCAAGCTTATTTAAAATATTAAGTTGTCCTGACCTCATAGCCTCAATTGCGTAGCTATTCGGAAGCGCTCCGACTTCATCTGCAAGAAATACGTTCGGCAGTTTGCCGTCCATTCTTGAATTTGAATAGTTAAGCGGAATATATTTGTTTTCGTTCGGCAGGAATTCGATATAGTCCCTGAGTATTTTAAATCTGTATCGATTTTTATTTTGGTAAACAAGCGGACTACTTTTTAAAATTTCTTCAATTGCCGTTTTGACTTCTCTTGAAAGTGCTCCGTCAGGTGCCACCGAATAAAATTTACTGAATTTTGGCTCCAATAAAAAAAGAAGTACGAAAACTGTTGCAATAGTGAAAGTCTTAAAGTTTTTTCTTCCGACTTCCAAAATCACGGTTTCATATCTTCTTTTATTTGGATTATCCCTATATACTACACAGAGGGCGGAAGCATATAAAAGCCATTGATATCCGCATGAACATTCAAAAATGCTTTTTCCGGCTTTAAGTCCTCTCGGCATAATCTAAAGCTTTAAAATGCTCTCAATTTTCCCAAATTTTGAAATATCGAAAAAATATTTTTCTGATTTATCTTCGTAAATGTCTATAAAGTTTTGGCACGTCTTTACGATGTATCGAGGTGCAGGAATTTCATCGTTTACAACTCCTTTTGCATATTGGTACGCTTTATTTTTTACATACTTTTCAATTTGATTTCACTTCCTTTTTCCACGCGAGGCAGTATTTTAAATATTTTCATCAATCTTTATACGCGAATCGCCAGCGCGGGTTCCGCGCCCGCTAAGTATTTCTAAAAGTGGGTCCGGCTCGTCATCGCTCTGGCGGTCCCTTAACGTTGTAATTATTTTCATTAAAGTTACAACTGTTTTGTTTGCGCTGTCAGTTGTTCGGTTATAGTCAGAAATAGCAGGGTGGGAATATACATTTTTCCGCCCTTTGACATATTCTTTTGTAACTAAAGTCCCTTCTTCTCGGATTGTTTTTTCAAGGTCATTTAAAATCCCGATTTGAACCTGATACCTTTTGAAAGTCGTAAGAAAAAAGAAATTCTGTTCTACGCCGTGTTTCTCGGCAATTTCAAGAATTTCCTGTGCTTGTTCGTTTAAATTTACTTTTGACAATATCTCACCTCATGTTTTTAAATATTTGCAAATAAATTTGCTCTGCGAGTTTTTTCATCATTATCGGCGGAACACTCATTCCGCAGATATACTGCACATTTTGACCGCAAAAATTATAGTTTTGTGGGAACGTTTGAATGGTAACAATATCTTTATCGCTGATTCTACCTGGAATATCGAATCTTAAAAAGGTTCCCTTTGCAAGCATAGTTCCACATACTTTATTATCATGTACATATTTTTCATTAAATCTTTTACTTCTTCCTGTTTCTCTCATTATTGCATTTTTTAGTGATGTGTCAGAAGGTTTCCTCAAGCACCAATATCTATATATTTGAGTTGATTTATCTAAATGCTTAAAATTCTCATCTTTAAACTCTTTGTATTTAATTGGCTTTTCACTAAAATTAAGAACCATTTTCGGAAGCTTTAAATCTTTTCTTCTTGCAATAAAAAAAGTTCGTTCTCGCCTTTGCGGAACTCCCATTCGTGCGCTGTTTAAAAGAAAAATTTGAACATCATATCCGGCTTTGTCAAAGCGTTTAAGAATTTCATTTACATATCCTCTGGCTTTTTTAAATATCAAGCCTTTCACATTTTCGGCAACAATAACTTTTGGCTTTAGTCTTTTTGCCAAATCAATAAAGTAGAAAAATAAATCATCAAGACGCTGTTTTTTCTGTCCCTCTCTGAATGTTTTTTCCCCAACCTTTTTCTCTTTTTCCTGCCATAGAAAACACGGAGCATGGAGGGCTTCCGTCTAAAATATCGAGATTATAAAGCTCATCGGGTAAACCCCAGTTTATCCAATTACGAATATCAGTATTGAAATTATGTTTCGGATGATGATTCTTTACATACATTGCGTTCATTTTCGGGTCAATCTCGTTGCAACCGATGACGTCAAAACCCGCAAGTTTATATCCCATTGTCGAGCCTCCGCCACACGCAAAACAGGAAAAAACTTTTAAACCGTTTTTCTTTATTCTCTTTAAATCTTCCAATTTCCAAATATATTCTTTATTCATCGTTCCACCTAAAACCACATCTGGGACATTCCAAATCAAACTGTTCATCATTAAATTCATTTGTATCGAGTTCTTTATTCTCAGAGATTCTTTGATTCTCTTTTTCAAAATCAATTTCAAATCCAAAATCAGACATATCGAAATCATTAATGCTGTCAAGTTCCAAACTTAGCATATTGAAGTCAAATCCGGTATTCATTGTAAGTTTGTTATGAGCTAAAATATATGCTTTTTTCTGCTGTTCATTTAAGTGTGTTAGTCTGATGATTTCAATTTCTTTAAATCCAAGCTCTTTTAGTGCCTGATATCTTCCGTGACCTTCGATTATTACGTTATTTTCGTCAATTGCAATCGGGTCATTGTTCCCGAAATCTTGGATTGATTTTTTTATTTGCTCTATCTGTTCGGGCGGGTGAAGTTTGGCATTATTTTCATAGGGTTTAATTTTATCTATGTTTATTTTTTCTATCTTCATCTTGTCTTCCTTTCCAAAAAACTCACGTTTATTAAATTCGGTGTAAATTTATGGGGGCCGTCGGTGTTTGGCGTTTTTATCTGAAAATATTTAAGATAGTGGGGGGACTATTTATTTTTGGTTCTGCTCAATAATTATATTTTTTACTTCTTCATATGGGATTTTTCCTTTGTCACACAATGAGTGGTGCATAGAGCAAAGCGTTATTAAATTACTTTCATCAAGTTTCAAATCCTTGTTTGAGTTAATCGGTATTGCATGGTGTACTTGCAAATTTTCGTGATTATATTTTCTCTTTGTTCCATACAACTCTCTAATACATATTTGGCACAAATAATTATCACGCTCTTTAATTTTCTTTCGTTTCTTTTGCCATTTAGGACTATTTCTAAATCGGGTAGTATCGTCTATCTTTTTTCGTTTAATAGGCTTCTTGCTACATTTGTAACATTCATCGTGGACTTTGCCACAGTATTTACAAGACTTCTGAATGTTTTAACCTCCTTAAATAAAAATAGAGCACCTGGAAGTTCAGGCACCCTGTACAAGAAAGGCTAT